AGTAAGGGTTGAAGTTATTACAGGAATATTACCGCCACCGCCACCAGTAGCTTGAAAAATAGCGTTTAAATTGTTAGTAGTAGTCTGTCCGTCTGTACCCCATGCAACCCCGTTATTATCTTCAAATTCTGTGTAATTAATATCTGAAAGTATTTCTATGCCCCTAGCAATATCAATTACTGAAAGTGTGCTATCTGTTGGGTTATCTTGTACGGCTTGTAAATTATTTAAAAATTGCGCCCCGTTATTGTCTTCAACGAATATAGCATTTGCGTTATTATCTCTGTAAATTACTATCATATACCACCTTTTACAACTTGTATTACTGTACCAGCATTTACTAAAGTTCCTTCATTCTCTAAATTAACTTGTATTTTAATATAATTATCTTTCGTATTACTGTCACCCATGTAAATTAAATCGGGTTTTAAGGCTAATCTATAACCAACACCTGAACCACTATCTAAACGCCCTTTTATAGTTTCAAGTTGGTAAATACCAGCACCCGTGCCTAATTCATATCTAAATTTTAAAAGGCTATTATTTACACTAGGAATTATTGTATAATCATTTCTAATAAAAATAGTATCACCTATAAATAATTGTGTAGGATCAATATAACCAGTACTAGTATCCATTAGTTGATTAACTCCGAATGGTAAACTTTTTAAATTAGTAAAAGAACCTAAACCATCATTAGGTATATCAGTCCAAGTATTAGCTAATAAAGTAACGGGAGTAGTACTAGTAGAAGAATCATTATAATCTGCAAAACCGTTTTTAATTTTATCTTTTACGTTTATACTCATAAAGTATTCTTTAAAAGATTAAAAGTAATAGTTGAGCCAACACCTACACCAGTAGAATCATAAACAAACCTAATATATTTAAAAGTTAAAAATTCGTCTTCAAATAACTCAGGTAGTGATATGTTTTTTATATTTTCATAAGTCGTAAAACTCAATAAATCACTAGTGTTACTTGCTTGAAATTCTATTTTAGGCTTAGGATTTGTTCCATATAAGTTATTAAACCATATATTTAAAGAATAACCTTTAAAATCATCCCATATTAACGCATCTGTAGTAAAATCTGCATCTGCTGGATAGTCGTTTATTTCAGTACGAGCTTTATAAATCGTTATTATCTCCTTATTAGCCATATTAAAAACCGAAATTATTTAAAACTACTTTATTCATTCCGTTATATTCAGGATAAACACTATCATTTTCGCAAATATACCATTGAATAGCGTTATAAGTACCCATAGCAACGTTATAACGTTCATTAAGCCCGTATTCAACCTCTTTTACTGGTAAGCTATTACTAAACGTATTCTTAACGTTTCCACTAATAGTATTAAAAAAGTCGCTGTTACGCGCTACATTGAAGTAAGTAAAGCCTTTTAACATCACTTTTATACCTTTAGAACGCCTTTGGCATCCAGTACCTATCGTATCATCTATGCAAAACGCATCAAATATATCTATAAATCGTTGGGTTTGTGGCACGTCATTAACTAAATCAGCTATAAACAACGCGTACAAATCACACCCTAATAGATCCAATAAAAATTGTTCTTGGTTTTCTGCTATGTATTCATCTAGTACCGCATCCTGGTATGAATTACCTTTTGATAATTGATAAAATCCCGTAAAATCTGTGGTTGTTAAAAACATTGTTTATTCTTTTTACCACCGCAAGCCCCATACGTCAATATGGAGCGAGGGGCGTTTTAATCTAAGGTAGATTATTTCTTTTTAGTTGTCTTTTTAGCTTCAACAAATTTCTTTGCAATACCCATTTTTATTAGTGCGTTAGCATCTATAATTGATAAAGTTTTAACTTGTCCTTTTATCAATCCACTTGGGTGGTCTTTTATAAATTCTACTTTCATAACTTAATGTCTTTTACCACCAAAACCCCACACCGATTAAGTGTGAGGTGTTAGGGTTAATTTATACTAATTAAGGAGTTTCAAGAGCTGCGTTAGTTGTAGCAAATACACCGTAAACAAATGCCGTAGTGTCATTGTTTTGTATAATTACTTCACCTCTCCACTCAGCTAAGATACTTCTCATGTTCTTTAAGAAGTCTCCTGAATCTAGGCCTACTTCAACTGTTACATTTTGTCTTTCAGCTAATAAAGCTTTTGTCATATCACCTACTAAGAATGTACCCGCTGTCATTTCTACAGTTTCAATTATTCTAACTCCATCAATCATCAATGTAGAGCCTACTTGTAAAAGTCTGTCAACATAACGTTTATCAGTAGCTGATAATTTAACTAATTTCAACGCGGTTACATCTGAAGGATGCATAAAGATAGTTAAGTTACCACCGTGGTTAGCTAATCTAATTTGGTTCATTGCAACTACTAAAGAATCAGCATTATTAGCTAAATCGACTGTTGCTGCAAAAGTACCAGCTGCAAATACTGTAGCTTGTGTATAGATACCATTCAAGTTAGTTCCAGTACCATCTCCTAAAAGGATTTGAGAATCAACTCTAAGCATTAATCTAACTATCAATTTGTTTCTTAACCATGAAGCCATAAATGAAACATCAGCCAACATTTCAGTTGATACTTTGAAATATGCAGTTTGTTTTAATAAAGAAACTGAAGTAACAACAAAGTTATTATCAATTTGATTTTTTAATGCACCCTCAGCTGTTCCTGAAGCAGCACCTTCTTGTGCAGTTTCATAAACCCAGTCAATTACATTAGCTGACGTTGATATTTTAGGAATAATTGGATAAATTGCGTTTGGTACTTCTGCAATGTTATTAATACCGTCTAATCTTTGAGCTTGTGGCATATTACCACCTGACAAGTTGTTGGCAAAAGTCATATCACCAACCGCTTTTAAATTTAAGTCAAAAGCAAATTCTTCTTTTGATCCTTCGCTTGAACTTTTAAAAGCATCTTTGTGAGTTAATAAAGCAGCCTCAATAGTTCCTTCAGCTTGTGCAATTCCAGCACCTGAGATAGACCCATTTTTTAACCCTTCAATTACCACACCTTGCTCTACTAAAGCAGCTTTTAATGTTTTAACTGATTGCTCTTTTAATTCTTTCACTGATTTTTCTAATTCAGCGTGTTTTTCAGAATTCTTTTCATCTTCTAAAGATTTAAGTCTTACCTCTAATTCTGCATTTTCGTGGTTTAATTTCTCCACATAGTAAGAGTGTAACGCTTCCGCATCCATTCCTTTCAACTCTTCAGCTGATTTAAATTCAAATTTTTTCATTTGTTTATTAATTTTATAAATAATTGTTTCTTTTGTTCTTCTGCTATTTCCTCTGCTGTCGGCTTAACTATCAAAGTGTCTTTTGTTGACGGCTTTATGTTTTCAAGTGACAAATGCAATTGTTTAAGCTGAGCGAACAACTGCTCAATATTTTCTAACCTATTATCAGTACCTTTTCCATTCTTCAAAGCACCTTCTAATATTTTTGTTAATTCGTTTATTCTTTTAAATGTTAAATCTTTATCAATAAGACCTTTTGAGACATCTATTACTGGTGTTAAACTATTAGCCCCAAATGTTACGCCTGAACCCTCCCAAAGTTTAACCTCATTAATTTCATAATGTCCGCTTTCATGGTAAGTAGATTCCTCTATAAATTTCATTTTATCACCTATGTAATTAAACCCTATCGAGTGCTCAATTAATATACCATCCTGGTAATCTAATAGTGCATCATTTCCTTTAGTAGAGTTACCCATTTTAGATACAAAACCTAACCCAAAATCATCCTCAAATAATTCTATAGGGCGGCCTATTTGATGCTCCCAATCATGGTTGCGCAAGTGTGCTACTTTCCTATTGCCTTGGCTTAGGGGCCCACGCTCTGATATAGATTTAGAAAAAGCACCTTTTCTTATTACATCATGGTCACTATCTAAAGTGTCAAAAGATGCAAAATAACCTTTTACAATTCGGCTACCTTCATCAATATCACTAACTTTAGCCGATATGGTTTTAACCCCGTAATGATTGCTATTTATTTTATCTTGTATCTTACTCATTTGTAATAGTATTTGATATTATTCTAGCTGATTCCTCACTATAACCATATGTATCAACTAATAATGTTTCTTTAGCTTCATTAGATATAGGCATATTCAACACAATATTAACCCCCTCCATAACAACCTTATCTTTATCGGCCTCAGTTTTTTGATCCGCTTGTAAAGCCTCTATATTTGAAGTATCTAATATTAATTTATAACGCTTATTATCTCTTTTAGAATGTTGAGCTAACCAAGTATTGTTTATATCTGATAGTATTTTATTAGCTGTAGGTATTACCGCATCATTATAAAATGATTTAGTAGCCTCTTTTACATTGCTCTCTGTACTTGCTGCAACGTCATTGAATAAATTACTCTTAACACTAAACGCATTACATAGCTGTCTATCGGTCAACACACCCGAATCAATTAGCTTTAAATCTCCAGCACTCATACCCATTTGTAGGTATTTTAAACTAGCTGATGTTACTTGAACACTACCAATTTTATCTATACCGCTTATTGCTCTATTAACTTGGTCTTTTACCGCTTTAGCTTCATTAGGTGATAAATTAACACCACCACCATTACGGTTAGATTCGTTAGTTAATAACCCTTTCACACCTTGGTTTTTAGTAATTACACTAATAGCTTTTTGAATATCAGTAGAACCTTCTAATGTAAGAACAGCTGCTTGTAATGGACTTAATCCCTCTAATGTAGATAAGCCCATAGTAGTAGGGTTTACATACTTTGTATGCATTATCTCTTCAACTGTAAAGCTAAGATTACGTGTTTTATCTTTAAATAAATAACCTTTTGCACCATGTAAATAAGAATCACCTACTACTGGTGAAGTGTACCCACTTGGTATTAGTTCCATTCTTTGCCATACATCACCAAATCCAGTAGCTAATAATCCTTTTTGATAGATATTACCACTCGATAATAAAGAAGTTGCTATAGCCTCAAAGTATTCATATTGAGTTAATACACTACCTTGTGAAATAGCTGGATTAATCAACATATTAAACACATCCCCATCTTCTATTATTTCATCCGGGTTATTTTCATCTATTAAAACCTTATTTAAATTGGCTATGTTTTGCGCTATCCTTTTTATAATAGCGTAAACTATTACGTTAGATCCATACCCTTTATTAATTAAAGTTTGTTCTGATTGTGATACATTAAGCGTTTCAAATCCTAAAGCCTGGACTACATCCAAAGGTACAAAATCAGCACTCTTTAAATCTAAAGTGTTATTAGTGTTTTTTTTAAGGAAATCAAATACACCCATTTAAAGAATCTTATTGTAACCCAAAAAACCCACTAAGTTAATAGTAGGTTTTTCTTTGATTATTAATTGAAAAAGTGTTGTCATATTCTGTTACGAATTTATACAAGGCAAATATAATAAACTTATTTTGATTTTATGTTAATTATTTTAGTTTTTATTTATATGCAGTTTTGTTTTAGGAATAAGTGAGCATCTGTGGCACTTAAACCATTCTTCCACGCAAACTCTCTATACTGTAAGATATTCTCTTTTGTATAGTGTGAGCGGTCAATTAGAATTAAAGCCGTTAGCTCGTTAATTTCGTCTACTGAGCCGACTTTGGTAATTAACTCAACAAATCGTTTCTTTTGTTCTTCTGTCATACCTATTTACATTCAGTTACTTGATCAATGCCACCGCTATAAGTTTTAGTACCGGATTCCTCATACTCTTGCATTTCGTCTTTAGTTCCTTTAAAATCTACATCATGGATAGTAGTTCCTAGGCTTGAGGTTGTTTCAATTGTACACACGTAAGACTTTGTGCAGCTAGCTAATGTTAGCAATGTTAGTATTTTAATTGTTGTTTTCATAATTAGCAATGTTTAAAATTAAATATTAATGAGTTTAATGAGTTTAAAATTAATTCTGTTTGAGTCATATCAGGGCATCTAAAACCTTGAATCATTATAGATATACCTAGCCAAATAAGTATAGTTAATATTATTATATCTAAAAACTTACTTTTCATCCTCTAGGATTTAATTGTTAATTCCTCACCTGTCAAAGCGTGAATAAGGTTTTGTAATTGGTGGACGTGTTTAAGTTCAACAAATCCATCATAAGTAAAATCATGTAAATCAATTGAACCATTCCAATAGTGTGTCCAGTCATCATATTTTTGTAATTCAAACCCAAACTTCACCAACCATTCCTCTGTTAGTGGTATTGGTTCGTATTGATACTCTTTGTTTTCTTCGACTATGTCTGTTAAGTGATGAATATTTAAACTAACAGTATCTAAAAAATCTGTTATAGTTTTATTCTTACACATTACCAAATTCCCAATCCTTAATTCTGTACTTTTCATAACAATGGTTTAGCGATTTCAATAATATCTTTAAAGTTTTCTAAAAACTTGTCTCTTAACTCTGCTGTTTTGAAGTTTAGGAATGGTAAACACTTTGGCTGTGAATTTACATAAGAATAACCCCAATCGTTGTTATCTGTATCAGCCACCCATCCATCATTATAACAGTCTCTTAGTAGTTCTAATTTACGTAGGTCTTTGTATGCTTCGGGTAAAGAATCGTACTTATTAAAGTTAAAATACACATCTACACCTAAAGTTTGCACTCTATACTCATCCCAACTATTAGGCAACTGCTTTTCAATCTTCTTAAATACTACTTTGTCAACCTCATAACCTTGTGGAATATCAATATTTATTTGTGTTGTGTCTTTATATTCAATGATTTTTGCAAAGCCTTTATATTTATCCCATAGCTTTATGTTTGGCATATTATGGACATTGCAATTTAACTCTATGTAATAATTTTCTTCATAACTATGAATACCTATATTTTCAACTCCAGTAGTTATATCAAACATACCCGACCCCATCATACTCTCAACAATCTTAGCATCTTTAAAATGCGCTTTTACTTCTTCTAATGTCATAATCCTTTTGTTTTATTTATTGCAAATATAAACTAAAATATTTATTAAACAATAAAAAATTCTTGTTTTAATTCAAAATAATATCTCATCATTATAGAATCCCATTCATCAGGTGAGCGTCCGATCATTTCCTTTACCTTGTCTTTAGGTACTACACCTAATTTACCATCTTTATCAATGTCCTTTATTTTTACTTGCTCCATTTCCTCACTCGTCACATCTTGCACATCACCATCATTACATAACTCAACTACTTCTTTACGTTCAATCTTCTTAGCCATTAATATACTGCATTGGCTTTTTAAGTTGTCGTAATTCTCACCTAGTAAAGCACGTGAATTATTTACAAATCCTATACAACCTAAATAATCTACTACTCCACCGCCTACACCATCTTCATCAGCTATAGTATTTTGATTAGTAATTTTATACTCCCGTTGCAATTGTATAGCCTTGTCTACTATCTCATTGATCAACGATTTATCCATTGAATACCTAGCTACTACAACAAAACCATGCCACACCCTGAACACCGTTTTATCTTTACCTTTACGGGCTACATCAATACTTAGATAATGCGCACCTTCAGGCTTTACGTGGTTACCATTCCAATAAGCCAATATACTATCATAACCTATTATAGTTGATGGATCGTTGTCATACTCCCAATTACCAAAATATAAACGTTGTTTACTAGCCTTGTCTAATTCAAGTAATGAATCTAAATACGACTGAGGTAGATGTGGATTGTCAGTTGGTAGTGCTTGTATAAACTTTCTTTGCTTAGGCAACTCATTAGCTTTGTCCGGTTTATAGAATTTCTTATAAGTCCAATTCTTTGCTGGGTTACAACTACCTAATAATTTAGGTATCAAATCAAATTCAGTTAATTTATACCTTATCCTAGACTTAACAACTTGCCACGCTTTGTACACTAATTGGTTACACTCATCAATAAAAGCTCCAGTAATTTCTAATGAACCAAGACTATCAAAATGCGGATCTGATGGGTAAAGAAATAAATCTTTTAATATTATTTCACTGCCATTAGTCCAAAAAATAGTATTTGATTGAGCGTTAAATGTAAATTGGTTAGATATTCCTAATTCATTGGCTAAGTCAAAAAATGTGTTTAGAGTAGTTTCTTTTAATGTTTTTAACTTACTACGCCCCATTAACCAACGGGATTTAGGATATTTAAGACTCATTTCTATTAACCATAAACAACCAAGTGCTGATTTACCACCTCCAGCTGCACCACCATAAAGCACTTCAGTGGTAGATTTATCCTTTAGATAATAGACTGCATTTTCTTGTTTTGGTAGTAGTTTCATTAATCATCTTCATGCGGTTTTACACCATTACCCAACTCAATTATAGTAGTTGTATTTTTGTTGGTGTTATCGGTCTTTACGGTTGCATTAAAATCGGGTAACATTTTATTAATTACCTCAACTGCTTTTATTTTATCGGTGTCTTTAGCGTTATCATCTTCAGCTATTTTTTTTAGTTTTAAGATGTTACCAAGAGCACTAACTCCAGCTAGTTTTTTTATGTCCTTTTGTATTTCCTCTATGTAGGCTATAACGTTAACGTCGGTTAACAACCTACTTGCACTAGCCTTAGCTGATTCATCAGTACAATCAGGGTATGCAACCTTATAGGCTCTTGTACCGTTCCAGTCAATTACATACTCTTGCGAAAATACTTTATATTCAGCTTTTAGGTTCACAATTAAAATAATAAATTATACACTAACGACCATACTTTAGCCGTACCTAATACTAAGAAAGGTAGTATTGTATAGCCTACTAATAATATAGTAGATGCTTTTAATGGTTTCATTTTATTTTCCATAACGTTTTATTTTAAACAAATATAGTAATAATTTTCGTAAGTTTGTTAAAAAAAGATTATGAGAATACAAATAACAGAGAATTTCTACCTTGATGAGTTTGAATGTAGAGATAAATCGGACATTCCTTTAGATGTTTTTAATAACATATTGGAATTAACCAAAGAGATGCAAAAAATTAGAGATATTTTAGGTGTATCTATAACAGTTAATAGTGGTTACCGTTCGCCTGGTTATAATTCGTCTATAGGTGGAGCTAGTAAGAGCCAACATTTATTAGGTAAGGCGTGTGATTTTACAGTTAAAGGAATGACTCCTTATGAAGTAGCTGATGCATTAGAAGATATGATGCAAGGCGGTACAATTATAAATGGTGGTTTAGGTGAGTATGATACGTTTACTCATTATGATATTAGAAACACTCCAGCACGTTGGAATAATACAAAGAAATAATGAAAACTAACAAAGAAAAAGTAAAGTTAAAAGATAGTAAACTATTTAAATTAGCTAAAGAAAAGTTTCCTGATTTATTGGGTAAAGGATTAGAAATATTTGGGGATTTAACGGGTCGTGAGAGTATTGAGAATTTAGGCCAATTCATCCAGGAT